TTGTGTGAAATGCGGTTATGCGATGAAACGGTTAATCAACAAGCACTTATCTAAAATAGAGGACGCAAAAAACATTATGCTCCAATCGAGTTTACCTGTTGTGGTGAAAGACCAGATGGAAAAATTCTTGGATGCCGATTTTGTTAAAGCGACAATCAGTTTGGAAGTTGAAAAGGCGATGAAGCGATTAGAAGATATGATGAAAGCTAAACATGATGACTGGCAGTCAAAAGCCGACATGCAAAAACGTGTTGACGAGATGGCTGAGTCTATTGGAAAAGCACAAAAGTTGTATCCAAAATTGGCTGAAGCTGAAGTTCTGGTAGAAAAGAAATTGGCACAGATCATGAATACTGATTGGTCTCTTCTTAATTGTCAAAACGGCTCTTTGAATAAGAAAGTCGAAGTCTTCAATGAGAAAGAGTCTGACAGAACAGGTGGTGTAAGTTTGGAAAAGAAAGATGTCCCTGTAGTAACAGTTAAAACTGTGAAAAGGAAGCGCAATCGTAATAAGAAGAAGGAAACTGTGGCCGTAGAAAACTCTGCGGTACCTTTAAACTCTCAAACCCCAGAGAAATCTGGGGGGATTACTACGAATGGTGTGAGCCAGAAAGCTTCTCAAACCAATCTGCAGTCATCGGTAGAAGTAAAGTCATCTTCCACGGAGGAGGACAAAAAGCGGAAAACGAGTATTGGCGTAAAGCCAAAGAAATCGACTCCCGCTGTGAAAACTACGGATGGCCAAAGAGAGGAGCAGAAGCCGAAGCCATCAGTTTCAAACTCCAATGTGACAAACACAAAGTCGAAAGACGCGAACCCACAGCAGAAGAAATGAAGCTGTCAGATGAGCGTCTGTTGCCCTTGTATTTGAAACACGATTTACCGGATTTTCTTAAGGATTTTGATGAGGCTGAGTGGAGTAAGGAAATAGATAGACTAAAGACTTTCATAAAACCTGATGCGAGCCCTGGAGTTCCTCATGCTAACGTAGCTAACAGAAATGATATGCTGCTGAGTGGTATGGGTGAGCGTTTTAACCAAGTGGTTTTAGACCGCATTAAGGCTATGGAATTCTATTCTATAAATGAAATACTTCAAATGTCTAGACAACAATTGATAGACCTGAATCTTATGGACCCTGTTAGAGTGTTTGTGAAAAACGAACCTCACAAGGTTAAGAAGCTCAATGAGGGAAGAGTTCGACTAATTATGTCAGTTTCGCTTACAGATAAGGTGATTGAAATGATTCTTTCACGACATATTTGTAAGCTCGAGATAGCTAATTGGAAAAACATTCCATCTAAGCCTGGCATAGGATTTACAGATGATGACTGTCAAGACGTTTTCAAAGACGTGATGGAAAGTGGCTTTGATTTGGCTGAAGCAGATGCTGAGGGATGGGATTGGAGTGTGGATGAGTGGCAAATACGAGATGAAGCTGAGGGCTGCATCAAGTTGTGTAATTCTCCATCTCTAGTCTGGTCCTCGCTGATGCGAAAGAAAGCAATAGTAGAGTCTCGATCAGTTTATCAACTGTCTGACGGCACTTTGCTCTCCTGCCTGTACAACGGAAACGTTAACTCAGGAAAACTCAGGACCAGTCGAGGCAACTCTTTCATGAG